TTACATGTTATCAATTCGAGTAGTTAATGCCGTGATTTGTTTTTCAAGTAAACGCAAATAATCATAAGTTACGAAGTCATTAGGCCCTGTTGCATCGACTAAAATAGTCGATCTATTCGCGAATGGCATTGCTGCATGATCGAAGTTGCTACCATCAGATGATTCGTATCTGATATCAACTGCGTTATTTGAAGTTCGTTCTTTTAGTTCAGCCTTGATTGAACCATCGCTGTTTTTTGTGAACCTGATACCACATCGGTAACCGAGTAAGTGTGTGCCATGTATGTTTTGATAATTAACCTTACTTGCATCAGCTGCTGTTGCTTCAAGTAGGTATTCCAACCAACCAAATGAACGAACGCCATTGTATGTTTTATCATTTAGATTAGAGAAATTGAGACTAACATCACAAGTGATTAATGACTTGCCTCTTGGAGTTGTTTTTACTGGATTACTTAGACCAATACTTTGTGCTTTTTCAGACCCGATATCAGCAGAGTGCAAACGTAAGTTAGAAACGTGTGTTTTATCGAAGTCCATCGTCCCGTTTACAATAAATTTATCACCATAGTTGTTGACATCAACTGTAATAGTAGTAACTGGTGGACCACCTTCACCCTCGCCATCTTCGCTAACAGGAGCTTCGGTTACAGATGTGATTCCATTAATACCACCACCTGCGCCAGTATCACCTTTTTCACCTTGCTCACCAATTTCACCTTGAATACCACTAATACCCTGAAACCCTTGAATGCCTTGTTTTCCTTCTGGACCAGCTCGTAGTGATGGAACTGAAGTGTTAATTATTGTTGTCATTATATTTTCCTTTTGTTAGCCACTAATTTGGATGATGTCTTTGATAAGATCAAAAGTCTCACCTTCAGGTGTTGTTACTATGATTGAATAGTTGAATAGTTGAGTTCTAGTTTTAACGCCAAGGTTGGCTGTGAACTCTGAATTGAAATCAATTTCAAACTGACCAGCAGTTGAATCAATTATGTTGATTGGAATACTAGTTAGGAGGGCTGTATCGCATGATGTGTGAATAACACCACTGATAGTAAACACATTTAAGTCAACAGGAAGGTCACTGTCTATGTATTCTATTAATACGACGTAGGGGTTACCTCGCACTATCTCCCAACTCAGATTGCCTGGTTGGTGTTTTATTTGCATTATTTTACCTCGTTGAGTTAGTTATTGTATTTAATGATGTGAAACCCACCACTAAATTGGATTTAATCGTTCACGTAATTCAATAAATTCTTCGTATGTCATTTGAACAGGGTTCAAGATATTGTTGATGCGTGTGTCCAAGTCGTCTCTATATCCTTGACGCTTTACTGCAAGTGATGTATCAGATAGAAGCATCACTTCAAGCGCATCTATTACCTCTTGATTACTAAGAGTAAGTAGTTGACTTTCTCTACTTGAACCAAGCGCATCACTACCACGTTCATGCTTAACAATAATATCGGGGTGTGATTCAGTAATAGCAGTAAGTAGTTTTTCAGCAACTCTATATGATTCCGCGACACAAATAACAAGTGTCGTATCATCTCTTATATCTAACGCATATGCGTCATCACTTCCATAATACAAGTCAACAGATGAAGATGCGTTATTTGGTAAAACGGATGTAGATGATAGTGCATCGTCGAGTGAAGTAACATCAGAATGCTTGTGTGTTCTAGCTGCGTAATTTGAGCAGTGAGTAATATCACCAATAAAAGCTACGGAACCAGAAGTTGGTAATTCGATGATGTATGGTAGTTCTTTTGTTGTATTTGTAATCATAGAATAAAGCTACTTGTCACCAAGTAGTCCCTCGTTATTTTGATTTGAATGTGAATGATGAATGTTGACCTGCGCCCTTAGCTCTAGGGTGGTTAACTGGTGCTGATTCAGTGAATATTCTATAACCAATTCTGTTATAGTTTCCTGAGAAGTTGAAATCTGGTAAACTTGTTAACGTGCAACTAATAGAATTAACCGTATACGTAGTGAGCCAACTACTACGCTTTGTTGAAACACTTGAGGTTACTGAACCATGTGGAACATTAACACGCCCGTTCCAATCTTGAACATTTCGTGTCACATCAAATACTGAAAAATTACCAATAGTTGTTAGTGCTCCGGCCTTTGTATATCCAACAACTTGAATTGACACTCTGATTCTAAAGGCAACTTGATAACTACCACTTGAATCTAGATGACTCCATGCTCCATTGTCTCTATAGTTTGTGCCAGCGGGTGGTTTCTTGAAAGTAATCGAACCATTACCCTGCATTGCATATTTTCGTGCTCTTGCAAAGTTTTTATAAGCAGTTTTACCTTCATAGTTTACTGTGCCATCACCTGTATAGTTCGCGGATGCTAGATTAGATACTGTATACCCAGACCAACCAACATTTGCATTATTTGATGATGAACCTGAAGCTGTTGCGAATGCTAGGTATCTCACACCGCTTCTGGTGTCAGCTTGTGTTGCAACCGTGAAGTCCGTCCCACCAACAAAAATACCTCCCTCAATGAATGCGCCTTTGATATACGAGCTTTCAATTCGCCCTCTAAACAACGCGTCATTGAATTCAGCTCCACCAGTCTGTGTAATCTGCCAACCTGATGAACCAGCAACAAAACCACCTGATTGCATAGTGCCTGTGATCTGTGCGAACTTGATGGTTGCATTTTCGATTTTTGCATCAACGGCATCAAGAGCATTAACGTCAAGATGTGCTGCTGTAATTGCACCTGCTTTAATATTCCTCGCGTCTAACTCACCAATCATTGCACTATTTACTAACAGTTTTCCGTCAGTGACACTGAACACTGCATTGTCAGAAGTGCCATCATAAACAAGGAAGTCATCTGCATTAATAGCAAAACTACTTGATGCTCCATCATTACTAAGACCAATACCAGCAACCTTTCCATTAGCATCAACTCGCATCGCCCATGTTGATTTAACTTTTCCATCTAATGTTGCTAATGCTGAACTCGTTGAAGTAACAGAGGAACTCAACCCATTTACAGTTGATTGAAGTATGTTTCTTGCTGTTGTTTGAGCTGAATCTTTTGTGTTTATGATATTCACGGCATCAGTATATTTACTATCAATATAAACTGTTTTATCAGCCGTAATAGTGCAGTAATCAACATATAGTTTGTTGTTGCTTCCCATACCTGACCAGTTTAAGAAACCAACAGAAGTAAACACTGCTGAACTAGTTGGTATATATGTGAACTCGCGAGTTTCCCATGATGTTCCAATAGGCTTATTAGTCCAACCTTGGATGATCCGAGTATCTTCTTGAACTGCTGCTTCACCACCAGCGTTACTGATAGCAAACTTACCTTTAGGTAGCTCTGCATCGTATTCATAGAACCAACAATAAAACCCAGATGTTGCTGCTGTTTGAGCTTTAACTTTTATCTTAATTTTATATGTAGTGTTCTTTTCAACACGGAATGCATTACTAGACATACCCGTTGCACTATCACTAGTTGACATCAAGAACGCACCAGATGAATCAAAACCAATAGTTGCAGGGTTGCTATTACTATAAGCAGCATACCAACCTAGTGGACGACCATCTTTATCTTTCTTAGTCATGCGGCCGTTGATCAACATATCACCATTATCTGGTGTTTCAGCTGCATCTGATACGTAGTTCATTTTAGCTTCAAGCGTAGATACTTTTGATGCTTCAGCAGCTAATGCAGTAGATGCAGTGTTAACCGCTTCAGTGAACTTAGAGTTTGTATGATTACGTTCAGTTGTTGCTTTTGCATTAGTATATGCTTTTGCATCAGCTAGAGCTTTATCAGCTTTCTTTTTAGCTTCTGCATTCGCAGATACTTTCGCTGCATTCGCTTTATTACTTGCATCAGTCGCAGCTGCGGCTTTAGCTGCATTCGCTTTATTATTTGCATCAGTTTTAGCAAGAGCTATCGCATCATTTTTTGCTTTGGTTGATTTAGTTGCTGCATCTGTTGCTGATTGTGCTTTTGCTGTTGCAACTTTACTCGCTGCATCTGACGCCGCAGCTGCTTTAGCTGCATTGGCTTTATTGGTAGAATCAGCTTTTACACTTGCTTCCATTTGTGTAACACGATTGGCCATTGCAGTATCTTTAGAAGTAACAGTCTGTTCTAAAGTGCTGATACTAGCTTGTGTTTCTTTTAAGTCAGTAACATCATCAAACGTGACCCCTGCAACTTCAGTAATACAAGTTGAGTTGCCACCCCAGTTAATAAGCAGCATAGGACGAACATACGCAACACGGTCTCTATAACCTGATGGAATATTTGCCTTTGTGATGCTTGAGTTCTCACCATATTTGTCCCATTCGGTTTGAACTGTTGAGCTTGTTCTGTTACTTGCAATAACATAGCTATGTCCTAAGTATGCATGGTTTTCATCATACCAAGATAAACCAGCGTAGAATCTGTTATTATTAGCGCCAACTTGAGTAACACGCTTTTCAACTGTTAAACGATATGAACGAGTATCAAGGTTAACAGGTATTGCAATCGCTGATTGAATAGCTTGTTGTGCTTTTGCTGCATAAACCTTACCTTTGCCAGCTACATCCTTAAACGTATCATTTAAGTTATTACTTAACTGGTAACCAGATGCATTGTAGTTTCTATGCCAACCAATTTTGCCACGTGAGAAGTCTAAGTTCATACTCTCGTTGTCAAGCTTAGTTAAGCCACTAGTTGTTGATGTTGCGAAGTTACTAAGACGAGTTGCCATTGCTGAATCTTTATCAGTAATAGTTTTATTAACTTCAGTGATTTTAGCATTTGTGTAACTAGTTGACTCATTCTTCTTAGTATTTGCATAAGTCTTAGCATCAGCTAGAGCCTTATTGGCTTTAGTAGTTGCATCAGATTTGGCTGCGTTCAAGGAATTAGTTGTTTTAGTTTGTGCATCTATTGCTGCTGCCGCTTTAGCTGCATTCGCTTTATTTGTTGAATCGTTTGCTGCTGTTGATATTGCACTTGCTGCCGCTGCATCTGCTTTCGCTTTTGCGTCTGCTAATAAAGTAACTTTTAATGCCGCCACTTTACTTGCTGCATCTGAAACCGAAGCTGCTTTAGCTGCATTTGCTTTAGCAGTTGAATCAGACTTAACACTAGCTTCCATTTTTGTGACACGTTGTGCCATTGCTGCATCTCTAGATGCAATAGTTGATTCATTTGTTGTGATACGTGCGTTAGTGATATCACGCTCAGTTACATCATTGAAGTCTAACCAACTAACACGAGCTTCACCTTTTCCACCTGAGTAGTTCGCAATGAACATAACTTTGATAAAGCAAGTATTTGGCCGAAATGAATGATGATTATAACCATTAACACCAGTGATTTTACCTGAGTAAGTAGTCCACTCTGAAGGAGTATGACCGCCACTTTTCCCACAGTAGATGTATGTGCCTGTGTAGTTAGTAGTATCATCACCACGTGGAGTAGTTCCGATTTCATTCTTATCTTTGTCATAGCTACGAACACCTAGGTATGAGTTATAAGAACCATTTTTAGATTGCTGTTTGATTCTGAAAGATAATTCATACACATTTTCAGGGTTAACAGGAATGAAGTGGCTGTTTGTAGGCCAATTACTAGAAGTCAGCTTCATGCAATCACCTTCTTCAGGGTCAGTGATATGGCTTATAGTTGAATCTTGAGTCCAGTTAGCAAGACCTTCTTTGAAGTCCCAGTTAGCATCGCGCTTATCGATTGTAGCTAAACGTAAACTAACAGCTGAATCTAACGTATCAACACGTTGAGCCATTGCTGTGTCTTTTGTCACTATTGTTTGTTCAACATTTTTTATGTCAGCAGTGTTTGCATTTACTACTGCATTAGTGCTGTTGATTTTAGTAGACAGAGCGTTGTCTGCTGTTGTCCGTGCATTTCTTTCTGTAGTAATAGCAGCGTTAGCATGTGTTTTAGCGTCCGCGAGAGCTTTATCTCCAGTGGTCTTTGCAGATGTATCTGCAATAGTTTTAGCTTGAACACTTGTGATTTTAGTCGCAATACTAGTTGAGTTGTTTGAAACTGCTTGTTGAACGCTTGTAATCGCTGATTGATTGTTGTTTGCTTTTGAGATAACACCATTAACTTTAGAAGTCATTGCTGTATCTGAATCTTTAGATTGTTTTTCAACGTTAGTGATTCGAGTTCCAATAGGTCCTAAGTCAACAACTGAATCATCTATTGCTTGTTGTAAAGTTGCTTTTGCTGCATTTAGATCAGACGTTGATTTTGCCTTAGCTGCGGCAACTTTAGCATTTGTATCTGCTTCTAGTTCAGCTGCTGTTTTAGTTAAGTCGTCAGCGACTTTCTTAGTTGCTGCTTCTAGTGCAGTCGTGTCTACATCAGGGATAAGATCAATAGCATCTTTGATATCTTTAGCGACATCTGAATCATTTGCTTTGCCTGATATCTCATCAAATAGACTTTTATTAAGTTGGTCTTTACTAATATCTTCAAGTATTGATTCAACAGAAACAATTGATGTTTCATACTGTTTTGAGTAAACAATACCATCACGTCCGAATACGTCATAAGCACCAACACGAACGAAGTATATATTAGGTTCAAGAGTTGTGAATGTGAATGTGTTGCTGGTTATATCAGATAGTAATGTAGCTGAACTCGGAACGAAGTCACGTCTTAAACTAAAGTGAACCTCTGTGCCTTTGTGATCACTTTCAGTAGGTGCATCGAATGCAATAAACAAGTTTGCTTGACCACCAGTTACTACAATACCATTAGGGACTTGTTGTTGTAAGTTGATTGCTCTATACGATACCAATTGTGATTTAGCACCAGCGACACCAATAATGCAGACCTCAGCTGTTACATCACGTGACAATCCATCTTTAACGTTTAAGTCATATGTGTAAGTGAATGAGTTATTCGTTACTGAATGTGTCGATACAGCGTTGCCATTAACTTTCATTTTAACTTCATAACAAAAGAAGTAATCTTTAACTTTACCTTGACCAATAACAGATGGGTTCATCGCATCTACAACAGACACATCAACATCCATCATATCATCCCAATTGAAAACAAAATCAGGAGTGTTAAGTGGCAGTGTTGTTAGACCTGTAACTGCTGGAAATACTGTATTGTCAACTAAATCAACATTACGAATAGTTGTTGGTTGTGAAGTCGAGCCAAATATGTCTCTGTTAACTACTTGGAAGTCATAGAAGTTGTTCTTTAAAGAAGTAAACATACAACTAGAACCTTCTACTTTTGTGTATAGTTCAAAAGCAGTATCAGGTTCAGCTGACAACTTATACATTACTAAGGTTTCTTGGATCTGGTATGCAGTTGAATTCCACGTAAGTTCACCAGTGATACCATATCTAGATTCTTTAAAGTTGAACGCTAGGTGACTAACTGCTGGAACTGATTTAGGTTGAGTTAAAACTGGAGTTGAATCACCAACCCAAGAATTAACATATACACCTTCATTATATTCTGTTGCTGTGATTTTAACTTGTCCAACTTTATCACCAAATGTTTCACGTTCAATTTCAGTGATTCGAAATAGGCGTTTATCCCAACCTCTGTTCTCATTAGACATAGAGATAACATCTGATACTTGCACAAGATAACCATCTACATCAGCTGTGAACGTTATAGTCGTTTTTGATTTCGCATGTTTAACAAACTTACTTGAAAGGAAGTCAACGTTAGCTTTGTTTTTAGTAAATGGAAGTTCTAGACGGTTAGTTTTAACAAACCCATCTGATTGAATAGTTGGATCATCTATACTAGGTGGGTATACAACAACGTCATCTTTGAAGTTTTGTGATGGATCTTTCCATGTAGTTTCAAGTTGATTAAAGTAGTTCTCTGATGGGTAGTAATCTATTTCAATACTGCCAATAGTATTACTTAAATCGAAGTCCATAACAGTAACGCTTGGCTTATCAACAACACAATAAAGATCACCATTGTAATCAATAATTGAACCACCAAATGCAGTAAGCAGGTTCTTGATGTTTTCTTCATACGATTGGCCTTGGTTAACAACACCATCAATTTTTAAATCATTTACATCACACCAGTTAGCTGCTTGAATAAATGACTGTTTGTCTAAGAACTCAGGTTCAATTGCACAACCATATGCAGCGTTAGATAGATAATCATATAGACATAAAGCTGGGTTACGACCGGGTTGTTCAGATGTGTTGTATTGGTAAACGAATGGTTCATCTACTTTTGTAATATCAACAACAGGAACACCTTTTAACTTAGCTGTTAAGTTGAAGTTATCTGATTTAATTTTACCTTTATAGCCATCTAGTTTGATTTTAAGACACACAGATACAACGTTGTTACCTGTTGAAGTTGATTTCCATCTACCATCACTGTTTTGTTCGGCCATAGTAAAGCGATAGCCTTCAGGTGCGCCATTTGATACTTGCACTTGGACGTGACGTCTAAACTCATAATTGATGTCGGATTGGCCTATAGTGCCTATAGTATAGTCACGTTCATTATTAAACAGAGGTAGGTCATCGATATACAATTGGTTAATTGCATGAACAGGCCCTTCACCTAGGCTATAGATAACAGTAAGTAAGTCATTGTCACCTGAGTCACTACGAACTACTTCACTAAAGACTTTATGTGCTCCAGTTTTTGCTTGTCCATAAGTTACTGGTTTTTCGGCATTTACGCCTGATGTGTTGATACTTGTTGAGTAATCTGTTTGTGCTGCGCTTGGTTGCATTGATGCCGCCACGGCAGCGCCTGCTGCAATACCAACTGCTACTACTAATAATGCTTGTGGCATTTGTATATTCTCCTTTATTTCTCATACAACTCTTTTTGGTTGCTTTGTATAACTAGTTATCCTTTTGAAAAGTCAAAAAAACCAATTAAGGGCTTTTATTAAAGTCTGAAAACTATCACATCATCTAAGTCTTGGTAGTCATACGCTACTAGTTTCACTCGTTTCTCTGTGATGTCAGAAGTAAGAAACTGCAAACCTAAACAAACAACAACAGAGTCATAAGTTCGGTGCTTTTGTATCATTAAGTCGCCTACAGTCATTTGTTCTATTGTGATTTCAGCTGCAACATCATCTAACAGTTCACTAATACGACTGTAACCAACTTGCTCTTGGCCTAATGCTCCACCAGCTTTATAAGTGGTATATTTGCCTTTAATAGCACTCAAGTAGTCAGTGCCTAAGAACAAATCAATAACCGAAACACCTATGATGTTGCAGTCAGTGATTCCTTTTTGGAATGACTTACCCAATAGCTCATTAGTGAGTTTTACTAGTTTTATTTCTTTTTCAATCCTTGTCATATTAAGTCCTTTTTAGCCTTGTGAGTGTTTCCATTCTTCGTCTTCGCTCACATTAACTTGATCCCAGAAGGTATCATTTGGATGTCTTGCTTTGTGAATAGCTGGTGCAGATCTAGTGCCGGGAACTTTATCTAAATCAGCCCATACAGAGATAGTTTTGATTGTAATAGATGCTGTTCCTTTGATTGGTTCATCTTTTAGTTTTGATGTTTTGATACGACCTTTGTGAACACTAAACATCGCAGCAACGTTATCATCAGGGTCTAAAATAGCTGAGTAAACAACAACCTTAGCGTTAAGTGCTTCTTTCTTTTCTAGAATAGAAACAATCTCATCACGAGTTGCTGATAGTTGAAGAGACATTCCGTCTTTATTGATTTCACCTGAGCTTCTAATACTTGATACTTTTTCTAAGTCAGCTTCTGCTTTATATGTTCGGCTATCAACACGTAAGTCTAATGCGTAACCTGTTAAGCAAAGAACTGGGTGATTAGTGAAATACATCTCAACCATAACAACAGGTTGACCACATACATCTAATGCTTGCTTTTGTGTTAGTTCAACATCAGGACTAAGTGTTGAGTTTGTCGCGGTTTCATATGCACTACGAACCCATGGTTGGTTACGTAATGATTCCATGTTCATGTAATTACTGTCTTTTGGCTTCTTTGAACTACCCATTATAGTTTCTCCTCGAATTGTAGTTTTATCTTCAAGTAACCAATATTTTCGACATCTAAGGTATACTTGTTGTCTTTTAAACGAACGACAAACGGCGGGTTAAAAGCTAGTTGGCTCATGTTGTGTTGTTTGCGCAGACTTGGGCTGATGCTAAATGAATCACCAGCAATACCCGAGTTAAGTAGCGTATATACTTTCTCATCATTAAGCAGAGTGAACTTATCACCAACAACTAGTTCACCACTAAAGCCAGCAATAACAACATCTTTAGTCTTTGATGTGTAATTAGCTAAAAGTGCAGGTGTGCCAGTAATTGGATTAAGTGTTTCTTGACCTGGGAGTTGCAACATAAATGGAGTAACTGAGCCTTGTAGGCTATCTAAGAATGCAGCTAGTTCTCTTACTGCACGTTTACTAGATGCGATTAGTGTTACGTCACCAGTATAAAATTGATAGTTTTGACTTCTTGGATTACGCTTGCCATTGTTGGTTTTTGTTTTTGTGCCATACGCAGGCTGCTCTGATTTAAGCTTATATTCTGTAATAAACAAATCAGCCGATAGTGGGAGTGTTTTCATTATATGTCCTCTTGTTATGTGTATTATTTATAACAAGAGATACTCAGTATATTCAGTGAAGGAAAAGGCTCAATTAAAAGCCTTATACATTAAATTACATCACGTAGTAATTTACGCATTTCATTTGGTTGTTCACGTAAAACATCCATTAGTTCTGAGTTAGACATCTGAGCACTATGAATAGTAACTGGCGCTTGAACACTAACGTCGCCATTAGATCCTTTACCATTGTTCTCAGCTAAGTATTGTTTCAAGTCAGCATTAGTTCGTTTATCAGTAACACGTTCACCTTTCTCTAGGTTCCATGTGCCTGTATTAGGAACATTATCAATACCATCATGTGCTTGTCCTGACCATTGTTGTTGTGAAATAGTAGATATCTGAATAGCACCTAAAGCAACAGTCATTGCAGCTAATGCTGGTCCCATATATGGACCACCTTCAGCTAACGCGCGAGTTGCACCTTGAGCTGTATTCATCACAGCATTAGCAATGTTCATTGCTTTTTGAAGTTGGAAAGCTTTCTTATTTGTTTTGGCTGCTTCTGCAAGTAATTTAGAACCACCTGCCATAGCAAGTTTCATTTTGCCATCTTCAGTTTTCATAGCAGTAGATAGTTCTTTGTTGCTGTAGCCTTGAACAACCGAAGAGTGATTGCCTATGATGTTTTCTTTTTCGCTAGTTAATGCAGCGAACGATTCAATTGTTCCTTGATTGCTATATAGGTCTAGCTCTGCGTCTTCATCTTGTTTAGCACGAAGTTCATCTAAAGCTTGTATTTTTGCTTCTTTTAATTCCTTTACTAAATCAAGTTCAACTGTGTGGGCTGACATCAACAATGCTATTTTATTGTCATATGCCTCAGTTAAACTAGCTACTTCATTACGATTAATAGTGTCTAAATCATCAGCAGCAATAAGCCCAAATTGGACTTTTATATCTCTAATGGCTTTACTTGAATCAGTGATTAACTTTAGCTTTTCTGCTTTTTTGGTAGCTGCATCAGCTTTATCTTTGGCGTCTTCTTCAGCAATAACAGAACGTTTATCAGCTGCTTCAAGTTTGATACCTTCAAGTGCTAATGCTCTATTTGCTTCAATAGATTCATGTTTTGATACATGTCTTGCAGTAGCTATGTCGTAATCAGAACCAGCGTTGATTAGTTTAATTTGCTCTTGCTCCCAAGTGTTGACATTAACCACTTCTTCACTTGATTGCTTTGCTATATCAGAATACTTCAATGACGCAGCTTTAAATTCATCTAGAGCTACAATAGAACCTTTGTAGTTATCACCCAAAGCTTTGCTTAATTCATCTGCAGCATCAGTAATTTTTTGAGTGTATGCTAGACGTTCAGCTTGAACTTTTAACTCTTCAGGAGTTAACTCTTTATTACTTATGTTACGAGTTTTTATAGACGTTTTGGTGTTTTCGAGTGCAGTTACATAACTATTCGGTTTAGTAGATGTTGTTTTTTCAGCTGCGATGTTATTCGCTCTATCAATCTTGTCATTTAGCTTCACTAGTAACTGGTCACTAAGATTATTACCACTCACGTCACGACTAACAACACCGCTTTTAGCTGCTTCTCTGCGTAGTTGATATTCTTGTGCTTTGACTTTTGCTTCTTGGCGTTGGTAGTCACGTTTTTCTTCAACTGACGCACCCCAACCATTATTCATAGTATCAAGTGTTGCTTGTTCTTCATCACGTCTACGTTCAAAGGTTTTAGCTCGTTTATACGTGTTATCAGCTTTTGTAATCTCACCTGCATTACCACCAAACTGAGCAGAAGCAGTTAATGACTTTTTACCATTCATAAATGGTAAGTCTTTCAAGTTGTTTAAAACGTTGGTTACCGAATCAAATGCAGTTTTTATACTTGCAATAACTATATCAACGTTTTGTATCATTGATATCATTCCATCAATAACACTAACACTGAAGTCATTTACCCACTTTTCAAATCCTAGACCTGCATCACCACCACCCATTGCTTCGAGTTTTGTTTTGAAACTCGCCATAGCATTGTCAAATGCATCTAGAATAGCTGGAGCGATGTTCGCACCAACACCAGTAAAGAAGTTACGTAGGCCATATTTCATACGAGCTAATACAGATGTTATTTCTTTTATTTGCTCAACTCCGCCTATGCCTGAACCAAACATTTCTGATTCTTCACGCATATCTTCGAAGTATTCTTTACCTTTAGATAACAACGGAACCATTTCAGCCATTGCACCATTAACTTCATCAGCCCAGAACAATTGGTCACTTGAGTTCATCTTTGATAGTTCTTCACTGAATGCAACTAGTTGATCAGCAGGTGATAGTTTGTTCCAGTCTGAGGCTTTTTGATTGATTTGAGTAAAGAAGTCTTTCAGAGCACCGCCGTCTGTTTTAGTAACATCGGTGATTTTTGCAGATAGATCTTTCATTGAGTCAGCTAACGTATCCATTTCGATACCGTTGACACTAGCTGCATATGTTAATTCGTTTAGTTCTCTGTAGCTGACACCTAGGACTTTAGACCACGATAATATTTCCAGTGATGCTTTGCTTGATGCTACTGTCAGCCCTACAAATATTGCCGTAACACCAGCTACTCCTCCACCTATTTTTCGCAAAATACCACTGAATGACCGCATTGCTTTTGCAGCTTTCTTAAAAGCTGTTACAAAAGGGCCACTAATAGTTCTAGCTAGGTTAATAAACGGACGTGTGACGTTCCGTAAAATGTTTCCTATCTGACGTGTTGCGATAATAAATGGAGCCATCTGACGTCTAAATGCTTGGAATGGTGCATTTAGTGCTTGTGTCATGCGTTGTTCAAACCGTTGTGACGTTTGTTCCATACGTCCTAGGCTTCTAATAACACCATTACTAGACGTCTGTGCATTGCGCTGAAGTCGATCCAATGCTTGGCTGAATTGACTAGAATTCGCTGTTAAATCAACATGGACGTTAGCTGCTCTGATAGCCATTTATACTCCTTTGGGTATTTTAAATACCTCTTATTAAAAATTATTAAAAAAAAAGAGAGCAAATTGCTCCCTTTAGGTTTTTTGCTTTGTTAAAGCTTCTATTTGTTCCATGAACGCATTATTATTATTTGTTGCTGTGACTGTTTTCTCTTCTTCTGTTTGTAAGTATTCAGGCATAACGTCTTGTGTTGTCCAAGGAATAAAGTCTTCAAGTGTAGGTTGTTCACCTTTACCACTTGAGTTCACTTGTGCTATTAGGTGTAAGTGTCGGGCTGCGTAATATGCATCTGCTCTTGAACCGCCCGGCTCTTTATCTAAGTAAGCCAGCATGTCTTTATATTCAAAATATGGTAGGGCTCGAATAACAGATGGTAACTGATGGAATCTATCAGCAACTCTCATTATATCTAAACATTCATCTGTATTAAGATATAAAGCCCTTAGCCGTTTTTTGGTGTTTCACCATTACTTAACTCTATAATTGCTGTCCCGATTTGCATGATTGCTTGTGCATCCATTTCAGCAATAACATCGAACTCTTTGTCTTTAAATTCACGTTCTTTCTTTGCGTCCATAACTCCAAACAACACAGCTAATACCATTCGGTCACCGTCAGTCTTTGCTTGGAATACATTTGTTAGTTCAACCACGTTCAAGGCTTTGATAGTTACATCACCACCAAATTCAGCAACTGTGATTGTTTGATAAGTTGGTTTAGCTGTTTTACGTAGTTCTTTGAAATTTACTTTTGCCATTGTTCTTCTCCGTTATTATTTTATCTCTGCTTTCATCATTGAAAATGTAGGACCGCTAAACCCTACACAGAGGAGGTTATTTATATTCTTACGATGCGTGTTTGAAATCTGGAATACCAGAAACACTCAATGTAATTGTGTATGCGTTTAAAGCTCCTGATTCAGTTACTTGTGAAACTTTAGTAATGAATACGTTTGCTTCTACGTCAACACCTTTACCTGTCGAGAAGTGGCCTAAAATTGATAGTGGTGTTTTAGCTAAAGCTAAACCATGTAGAGTTGCATATTGATCAGTATCACCGTCTGCAAGAATACCGACTTCTACATCACCAAATGTCAAGTTGCCCGGAGCTGTTAATGTTGCACCTGATTCAAGTAAGATTGCAGAAAGCGTTTCTAGAGACATTTCAAAACCTGATAGAGCAGTTACCCCTTCAACTTGAGTTGTGATACTAGCAGTGTCAACATCCCAGTTAGCCGCGTAGTGTAAAGTTGAACCTTCGCCTGATTGTAATTTCATATTTTTATTACCTTTTATTGTTTTTATTATTAGGTCTATTACTTGACAACATATTGTATGCCTAAGTCGATAGCTATTTGGTTAAGTTGAAGTTTATACAAATCAACTATGTTATTTACTCCTGCTAGAACATACGATAAATCATCATCGTGTTCGTAATATTCAAAGTAGTTGTGTATTTGTTGTTGTAAGATTTTAGCTGCTGCGTATGTATTACTGACTATCGTGATTTGTAATGTTGTAGATCTGTTTTTAATCTTACTTAGATTTTTGTGTGATCTGTTTGATACAGTGTTATACACAATAGCGGGTTTCACTGCGTCTTCAGGTAAATAATTAGGGTAACAATTGATACCCGTAAGCTGTTCTATTTCCTTAATTATGTGTTGTTCAATGATAAACATTTAGCCTCCATTGGCATATCTTGCTGCTCTACGTTCACGACATCTAATCGTTGATCTAGCAATACGGTCTCTGTTGTTTTGAATGTGAACAATCTCATCGTTTAACCCTTGAAAAAATGTTTCAACAACTTGATTAGCATGTTTGGATAGCGCGGTTCGCATAAACGGATTAGGATCAAACCCACCTACATTCATCTCGAATGGGTTAGTTGGTTTACCATAAGCTGAACGTTTTATAACAGAGTAATCTTGACGTCCGAACTCAACTAGTGCAGCGTATTTGTTTACTTCTTTACCTGTTGTTTTAACAGATGCAACTAAGAATGTATCACTACCTTTCTTAGCTAATTTCTTAGTCCTTCCTGATACACTCAACTTGAAACTTTCGTTTAAATGAATACCATCAGGTAGGCTATCAACAGGAGCAGTATCAATAACTTCTTGAAGCACTGGTTTCATAGCATTACGAGCAGCTTTTCTTGTTGCTTTCTTGCCTAATACAGTGCTTAAATCACACAACATATCGTTCAAGTCATTAAAGCCTTCCATGCTAAAAGTAATCATAAAGGCTCCTTACATAATTCTGTGACAAGTTATTTCTACTTGAACTTTGTTTTGAAACTTATCGACAACAGAATCAACATCATACAACTCATTGTTATATTTGATCTTAGACTCAGGTGATAAGGTTGATGTGGCTTTAGAATAACGACACGTAACGACAAGCTCTGTCGTGTTAATTGTTACTTGATCGCTAGTGCGTGTTGTTTGTTTAACAATAACGCGGCAGTGAAGCGTCTTTGTAGGGTTCCAAGTAGTCTCTTGCTCACCAAATGAGTTTCTAGATGTTTGTTTAGAGAGGGTTTGTATTCTGTTGTTTAAGTTTCCAAAATTCATGTGTATCACCTTAGCTCCATAACTTATAATGTTGAAGTAAAAGCTTAGAGCTAAACTGCGCTTTAAATGTTTGAAAACCAGCAGTTATATCTTGACGTTGTTCATACATAGTGCCGACTAACATCAATATTGCATGTCTGATATCAGCTGGTGTGTCATTAACACTCCAACCACAGTCGAAGTCTATTACTACATCTTTATAATCACGTCTGAAAACAATACAATCTGCACCAGCAATGAAGTCATTAGGTGCAGCCAATTGGCTTCCGTTTGCTTGAACTCCAACGATAGAAGTGTTGCCATATGGCAGGAATACACATCCTTTAGTGTTATCTATATAGCCTTGCGCTGTAGAGAAACGAATACGTCGGTTTGTTTGATGTTCAGCGAGTAAGACTGCGGTATTGATTAAGTCATGTAAGTAATAATCATCTTCGTCATGATCTATACGTAAGTGGTTTTTAACGTCATATAATTCAACAGGGCATTCTAGTGATGTGTTAGTAATTACGAACATAAGATGCTCCTTTTATAAAGCTGGTAGCATTGCACTACCAGCAAGTTGAATTAAGCTTTCAGTTTTACAATTTTCACTGCTTGAACGTCACCAACGATTGTGCCTACACGTAGTGAGTGGTAGAACTGTGTGTTGCCTGGTGCAACGTATGGGTTAGGTAGAACTTGCATACCTTGAACAGAAAGGAATGTGAAACCTTTAGCTAAGTCACCGAATACAATTGAACCATCTGGCATTTCTGAATCGATAACGATTTCTTTACCTAGCAGTTTGCCTTCTGGCATTTCTGTGATGTCTTCATTGATGATTGACTTGCCATCTGTGTAAACGAAAGCAGCAAGTGCATCGCGCATTTCTTCGTTCATCATCCAAACTGCGCTTGGACGATAGCCAGTTTTCAAACTACGAACGATACCACGCAGAGCTTTAACCATTAACGGAGTAGTTTTTGGAAGAACACTAAGCGCGCCGATTTCAAGAACTTCAAATTGTTCATGTGCTGCACCAGTAGTGTGTTGCAGTAAACCAAGAGGTTTCTTAACGCCATCACCATTTAGAGCAGCTTTATTAACACCAATAGCGATTTCTGCTAATACTGATTCAGATAGTTCAGACACTAAGTCAAACTCTGAGTCATTCATCATTTCATTTGTAATGAATGGGTAAGCTTCTGCTTTACCGTAAGAGCCAGATACTTCTGCGTAACCTTGAACACCTGTATTAGCGATAGTGCCGTTAGCTGTATTTTCGCCACCCCAACGCATTTCTGCATCTTTAATTTTAACTAAACGTTTGTAGTCTTCGTTAGTAACTGCTTTGTGACTGATGCGTGATAGAAACGCAGATTGTTCACGTAGTGGTTTGATGATACCCGCTTCATATTGTGTGCGAATTGTTACACCAGCTGACTCACCATCTGTGCGAACAAGGCCTTTTGTCATGATGTCTTGTGATGGGTTAGCTACTGCTAGTGATTTTACTTCTGCATTCAAGTCGAATGTTTTTTCTTGTGATTCCATTGCGAAATTCCCTTTTGCGTTGATGTCTGATATTTGTTCTTTTAGTTCTTCAAATTGCGCATGAAAAGCATCCTTGCTTTCTTGTGCTGCGGCTTCTAAGTCAGCTTTGCCTTGTGCTTTAACTGCTTCTAGCGCAGTAGCTTGTGTGGCTTGCATAGACTTAACTTCTGAAGATACTTGTTCGAATAGTTCATTTGTTTCCATCGTTTTAATCCTTTAATTTGATGAATTAGTGATACAAGATTTCGAAAAGGAGAGTTTTAGAAATGCAAAAAGGCCATAACAGCATCCAGCGTGTTATGTTCTGATTTTGATGGCATAGCATCCCGCTAATTGATCTACATTTAGGTAGGTTTTCCGTTTTCTTTATGCTTGTTTTAACGTCGATTAGTCGACTTATTATTTGCCACGAAGGGCTAGGTATTGCTGTTGTTTTATACGGTTATTTATAGGAGTAAATTATTGTGATAAATGCGGTAGGCGGTTATTGTTTTTATTGTTTGCCGTTAACGCTTTTAAGTAGATGAAGTAGTTCTTCGACTGCTTTTGTGTCTACAGTGTTATTTAGTTCAGTGGTTTTAGTGGGTAGCGCGACTACAAGTGTGTCATTTGTTGCTGTAAACGATTTATAACCGTCTACGAGGAACGATTTAGCCTGTTTACGGCTTAAGCCAAGTTCACGTAGTGCTTTTTCCATTTGACGCTCAGTAGGTAGTTCGTCTTGTTCAAAACATGACTTTACGGCTGTAATTTTACTTTCTTCATTACAAGCCATCGTTACTACTGATACTTCATCTAATTTAACTTCGTGAAGTTCATTAGCGTCCGTTTCGTTATTCCACATTTCACGAACAACTCGATAACCAATACTTAGTCCACCAAGAGCACCTGCTTTCATTAAAGCGTGAGCTTCTTTAGCTTTAGTTACTTCAAGAACCAGTCGGCCTTTTGCGTATAGTCCGTGTTCGTCTTCATACATCTCAGTCCATACACCAATAGGTTCATCACGTTTGTGATGCCAGAACATTTTAGGCATCGTGCCAGCTTGTTTATGTTCTTCTAGTGATGTTATAAATGCGCCTTTTTGCGTTATATCCCATGCATGATCTTTGAAGTCAAAAGTATTCGCATACCCTTCAAAGCAACCAGTTTCAGGGTCAAACGACTTTACTTTGAAAGCTGCTTGTTGCTTTATTGTCATTTATTTAGTCCTCGGTAGGTTTAGGTGTTTCAGTGGTATCTACACTTGGTTGTGCAGGTTTTTGTGTTAGTAATGCTGTTTCTTGTATCGTCAACGCATCTTCTAGCTTTCCTAGCGTTGTGTTGTTAGTTGCAACAGCTACTACATCACCACCACCTACTTCTTCTAAACCAATAGAAGTCCTTACTTCGTTGATAGTTAGGCATGACATTTTGAAGTAACGATCATTAACTTCAGCTTGAGTTTTACTGTCACCACGTAAGATATGACTATCATCTAGATCTACTTCTAAATCTTCGGGTAAGAGTAAGTTGATGCGAGCTACAATACGGGTGATCAGTGGTATTAACGTATCTCTGTGAAAACTAAGAATGGCTTGTTCAACATTGCTGTATTTTACGTCTGCTTCTTGGAATACCATCTGTGGTGGCACTCGGAAAATGGAACAGATTTCAGTTTTTTGAAAGTTTCTAGTTTCGAGGAATTGTGAATCTCTGTGACTAATAGCAATTGGTGTATATTTCATACCACCTTCAAACACTGCTGCTTTATTAGCGTTGCTTAAACCTTGGAAATTATTACTCCAGTTCTTACTTAATCGTTCAACTGCTTCTGGTGATAATGATTCATCCGTAGATAAGTAACCGTTGGGTGTAGCTGAGTTATTAAAAAACTCTTCACCGTGTTGTTCAGCTGCCATGCTTAAACCGATGGCTTTTGCTGCATGGCGTATCGGGCTAACACCCATAAATCCGTCAGTGCTTGGACCTTTGATGTGTAATACTTCATATGTTGTGTAGTCAGTCTTAGCTAACCCAATAATTGTATCTTGTGGTATGTGATATCTAAGTTGACCACCTAACACTCGAACACTTACAGCTGATGGGTTTGGTATTGGTATGAACTGAACAATCTTGTTCTTTGCATTTTTGTTTCGATTGATAATGGCGTAAAAATTACCATCTAAGTTGATATGTGTGACTATCATTTCTAACATTTCTTGCCACGTTTGGTAGTCATTGGGTGCGCGTGTCAGCACTTTAGACATTTTATGATTACGTGGTGCTTGAGTTCGTTTTCCTTGCTCGTCTAATGTATATAGTCTTACAGGTAGTTGACCGATACTCTCTGAAAGAGCTCTGATACAACTGTATACAATGGCGTGTTTGTGTGCAGAAAGTGGAGACACATCAACACCAGCGATGTTTTGAGAGCCCCACATAAAACCGAAGTCGTTATAAACGTTTGAAAATGATTTCTCACTTTGTATCGGGTTGCCCGATTTGTCTAAAATCATTTTTGTATCCTTTATTATTTTTATTATTTTTATTATTTTTATTATTTGGATTAGCTAGTTCTAATTTACTGTTTACTGAAGGTATTTATAGGAAGGAATAACGTGTGATATTCAGAGCTAAGATCACTAGTTACCTAGTGTTATAAAGCCTCTTGTTTCATAAATTGATACAATTTCAGGTTCTTTTAAAACACATAAACTCAAGCCAGTAATACAAGCGATAACAGCATCAATTTTGTCTTTAGACATTTTATTTTCTTTGACAGGTTTGATGTTTTCATTGGCATCTACATAAACGTGAGCATTAGAACAACACCACTCAAAAACAGAGTCACCGTTGTAGCGTATCTTTTGAGTAGCAAGCATTTGTTCGAACTCTTTACTTGGTTCCGATAGGTTTTGCATGTTCTGCGCCACAGATACCATCGGTAAGCCTTCTTCAGTGAGTTTTATCGACATTTGCGTAGCAGAATATGGATCATATCCAATAGATAAAACGTTAAACTTCGTGCAGAAATAGCGTAGGTCTTCTTCGATAATACGATAGTCAGTAGCAATACCTTCTGTTAGTTCAAGGTATCCATCTCTAGACCACTTTTCGAATTGGTATCTTGACTGTGTTGTTGCATTAGCTAGTGCATCTTCTGGTAGGTAGTTTCTAAAAAAGACATCAATACCACTGCCATCATCAGGGAAAATAAGACACAAAGAAGTTAAATCTAGTTTTTGTGCTAAATCTAAGCCGATATAGCAATCTCGCCCTTTGTAATCATTGATGTTTATATCTTGCTTACACTTTTGAACTTGTTGTATGTCGAGCCATGCATCAGTTGAGTTAACAAATATATTGCAGTGCTTTGTTAAGTAGTTACCTCTAGCTGATATCATTGTTTGTGCTTTTAGACACAAACGTTCCATGTCTTCGAGTTTCTTACTAACACCTAAACATGGGTTTGCTTTTAGCCAGTTGTCAGGGTTAGTAAAGTCATCACCTGCGTCCATTGTGTAAAGGCAAGCAAAGAAGCTATCATCTTCTACAGTTCCACTTAATATTTGTTCGCCATATTTCCATAGCTCAGTAGCAATACCTTCTAAGATAAAGCCTGCTGTTGAGATAACAAATATAAGTGGCTGTGTTCTTGCACCTGTTGCGGTTTCAATTACGTCATATACATCTCTGGTCTTGTGTGCGTGTATTTCATCGATAAGAGCACAGTGAACATTAAGTCCATCTAGACTGTTTGCATCTGAACTAAGAGGTTTAAATTTTGAATTAAGAGCTGGGGCTACTATTTCTGTTTGGTAAGCTGTAGCTACTTCTTTTAAATCAGAGTTACGTAGCATTACCTTTGCGTCATCAAATACAATTCTTGCTTGGTCACGAGTAGTAGCTGCTGAATATACTTCCGCGCCCATCTCACCATCTGCTAACATTGCATACAAACCAATACCTGACGCTAATGTTGACTTACCATTTTTACGAGCAACAAATACTTCTGCTGTTTTAAACCGACGAACCTTTCTCTTGGTTACTTTATGTTTCTTTTTAGTTACCCATCCAAATATGCTACCAACAACAAATTGTTGCCACGGCATTAACTTCATTGGTGTTCCAGCTAGTTCACCTTTAGTGTGTTTTATGAATTGGTAGAAGTGAATCGCTCTGTCGGCTCTATTTTCATTGAATTCAAACTTGTAAGATTTATCTTCTGATTTAGCGAGGTCTTTGAAGTGTCTTTCAGCTGCGAGTTTAATCCATTTGTTACTAACGACTGTCCCATCTAATACTTGATATGCATATTTGTGGACTTGTTTAAAAGATTGAGCTAATGGCTTGACTCGCGGTAGTTTATATTTTTTAGGAGGAGTCATATATTCCATATTAGTCTCCTTGATTCTTCAAAAACGACAGTAATGCAGATTCCTTTTCTGCTTCTAGTTTCTCTACTTGCTTACGAGCTTTAGGCGTTAGACCAAACTCTTTTAAGTAGTCTTGAATTTGTTTCTGTGATGTCAGATAAACTTGGTAGGCTGGGTTTTGAACTGTTCGAGATTGGCCTTTATCACCTTGCTGTTCGATTATGACTTGAAACTCATCAGTTTCTTCGTTGTATAGTTCACGTTCAGCTGCCTTGAATACAGCAAAGGTGCTTGCTGCTAATGATGCTGCTAGTTTGTCTGATGCTGTTCCTGTTTGTGCTAGTTCTGATGCTTTCATTAAGTCTTGATAGAACATGTCTGTATCAGGGTGATTGCGCATCGTTTTAGGCGCAGATTTCAATGTTGAAATGCTTTGTTGTTTTGGGTCACTCATGTGATTACCTCCATTATTATCTTGTATTTATGGAGAGGTTTCGCATGGGTTTCAGCGGATTACAGAGACAGGTATACCTCGCGTAAGCACACGAAATAGAGTTGAAATGTATTAATTAGCAGGGGAATCTAGTTGTAGTTAATAATACCCAACAGGGGAAGTTGAACTCAAAAAAGTAGTTCGCGTAAGTCTTACTGGGGGTGCGCTGTAACATAGCACTTAAAATTAGTTTCAACACCCCCCCTTGCTTGTCTCCTGTGAGATAATGCGCGAGCAATAGCAATAGCAATAGCAATGCGTAATGTTAGTGTATATCGCAGGAGATCACGGCTCGTTTGTGGCAATTAGTATCTCTATTGCATTGCTTTCTCACTGAGTTCAACAAGGCGTTTAAGTAGTAGTAGCGACAGTTCTCTGTCTGCTATTTCACTTGTATTCAAGCATACAAAGCCTAAGTCTCCTTCAGCATCTACTTCGAATTGATATATGTTGGTTTCGTAGCTGAATATAGCTGTGTTGATGTTATGCGGTATGAACACGGTTTACCTCCTTGTGTTGTTATAGTCCCAATTGTTTAAACAGATCTGAGGTTGAGATGGTTTTAACTTTTTTTCTGTCCTTCTTTGCTTTAGCTGTCTTGGTGTTATGACATGAATGGCAAAGTGACCTGAGATTGGAATAACAGTAAGCCAGCTCAGTGTTATCATTTATCTCGATAACATGATCAATAATGTCGGTTGGAGTAACAACGTTATATATTAGGCATTCTTCACAGATAGGATTTGCTTTGAACTTTCTAGCTCTTAGTCTTTTCCATTTGGTTGAGTTGTAGATATCGTTATTACGTGTAGTAGATGTTCTGTTATGTTCTTTTGGCCGTTCTTCACGCTGGTGGACTGCACAGCGTCCTTTGTTAGTAGCTATTTTCTTACAGCTAGGGATAGCCACATATGCTTGCAGGTTGTTTCATTTGTTTGTCCTTTTATGTGTTTCAATAACGTATTTATATTTAACTGGCTTAGTGATATTTGTAGATACGGCATTGTTTTATAAACAAAGAATTACAATATGCCTTGTGGCTAGTAATTAACTTGAATATACTCAATTAGGCATAAGTTGTGATTCATAATGTATATAGCCAAAAAATGATTAAGGATATTTCATGACAGAATTAATTTCATCCAAGACAGCATTAACAGCAGGGAAAACTGTGTTTAATGTTTTGAAAAGTGCATACCAGACGAGACAGCAAGAAAGAGTGAATTCCTTTTTTCGTTGTGTTGACACTCGCTATGCGCATATGACAGAAGATGAACAGCTAAAGCTGAATCAGACTATTAATAGTGAAGATGGCCGCAATGTATTAGCTAATTATGTTGATGCAATAACACAAACATCTAGTGACAGAGTTAGAATGGCAATAGCGCTACTCTATTGTAATGATGCTGATCTCTCATTTTCCGATATAGACCAGAGAATATTTATTAATGGTGTTATTGGTATTACGGATCATATGGTCGATTTCTTTCTTGTCGCAATTAATCAAAAAATCATCAGTGGTAATTACCCATATAATCGTCATGTAATTCATCAATATGATTTACCATCATTCCCTATGAACGATATAGATGGCGAGGTTGTATATGCATATACAAATGATTTAGTTAGGCGAAGGCTGTTATTACCCGATCCTGCTGTTGGTATACTCACTGATGAAAGTGGATGGTTTGTTGGTTTTGGTTCTTCTAGAAAATCAAAACAAATGGCACTTTTACTAAACAAAGCTAATGAGTATTTACAAATATCTAACATCAAAGGTAAGGAACAGAATGAAGTTAGCAGATGAAATCATAGATATTCTTAGTTCAACTGATGGTGTTCTAAGTGATGCACTTATTAAGACCAAAGTATTACTTCATCGAACTGGACAAAAAGACTTGATAACTTGGGTAAATAAAGAACTAAATGGTTACAATGATGATGATAATTTACCTGACTACAGGATTGTAGAAGCACAGGTCTTAGTTAATGCATCAAACGGAGCATTTGAAGTTAATTCACACCCAGTGCCTCTCGGTCACCTAGATGAAGATTATAGAAACCAACTTGAAAAGGGAATAATGCCTCAATCACTTGCGATCATTGAAGAGTTAACTGCCAATAAAGACGGTTCCCTTCATTCCTGTATTCCTATGGAAATGAATGGTCTACTCAGTAAGAATTTAGCTAATGAATATGTTGTTCAACGTGCTTGGTGTGAAATACCTATAGCTAGTGTATCCAATATTCTTATGCAGGTTCGCTCAAGGCTTCTCGATTTTATTCTAGAGTTAAACTGTGAGTTTTCATCTGCAAGCACAGATGATGAAATTAAAGAAAAAGCGAATAAATTTGACGCTACCAATCTCTTTAATCATACTTTTTTTGGAAATAATACAACTATCTTATTAGGCTCTGATAATACACAAAATATAACTAATACAAATACTAAAAATGATTTTGAGGCATTAGCAAGTGAATTAAAATTAAATGGTGTCTCTAATGAAGATGTAATCAGCTTAAAGCAAGCGGTTGAAGGTGACTGTAATCTCGAAGTTAAAAATAAGAATGAGTTTGGTCCAGAAGTTAAAACTTGGATGCAAAAAATGATGTCAAAAGCCATTGAAGCAAGCTGGCAAATTGAGCTAGGTGCAGCTGGTAGTTTGCTAGCGACAGCATTAAACAATTACTATGGCCTCATATAATGACATAGGAAAAATCTTAAAAATATTATCTCTTGATGATTATTTTAAATCATGGCCATATACGGAGTTTTGAATATAAACTATTTTTCGTTGCGAAAAATAGTTCGACAACTTAATGCCGATAACAATACCTGAACGTTTTGAGTAGAGAATTTATGGAATCCATAACAATTAATGATATTGAAACATTACATAAAATATTTAGTATATACCGCAGCGATAAAGGTTTTGGCTTTTGGTTTCGAGGTCAAGCAAATGAGGCATGGCCTCTTATTCCAAGTGCGGGGAGAGATGATTACTATTTACCCGACAATAGAGATTTAGGTCGTTTAAAAGATTGGGCTAATTATGCAGTTGCTCACGAAAGATTACCTGAAAATAAAATAGAGTTACTTGCTTTAGCGCAGCACCATGGTTTAGCTACAAGGCTGCTAGATTGGACAAAAAATCCTTTAGTTGCTTGCTATTTTTGCGTGACTTCTGATTTGAGTTCAGATGGCGCCATCTATATCTTGGAAACACCATTTACAATGGCTGGGGATAATCTAACACTTGACGAAATTAAACAGCATGAGGGGATTATTTCGTATTTACCTAAAGCATTTACACCGAGAGTTATAAATCAACAAGGTTTATTTACTATTCATTGCCCCTCAAATAAATCGATAACTATTGAACCGTCTCGGTATTCAACTACTGAAAAGAATATCCGAAGAATTATAATACCTTCTGAGCAAAAATCTAACATTAAAGAAATGCTCGATTGTTACGGAATTAATGAATCAACAGTCTTTCCAGATTTAGACGGTTTGTCTGCATATATCAATGGTGATACGAGATCTATAGTTTCAAAACGTGCATGAGTAAGATGTAATAAGCACAATAATTGAACCAAGGAAGAAAACAGCAAAGTCGAATCATTATGTAAAGTATAAGTATTAAGGAGTAGTAGTCTTGAGGGATTTTAACAATGATGGTGATATGAATATTGGTCGAGATCTAAATATTTATGACAACTCCCAACAGGTATATAAATCATTTTATGAAATGACAAATGAAGAACTCTTCAACGAACGTCCATTTCGAGAAGGCAACATAGAAATAGAGCAAGAAAGAAAGGTTAAACGTCTTAAACCATTTTATGGTTTAGCCGTGATTTTATTTATTATTGCAGCTTTTTTGTCATGGTTTAATGGCAAAACTGATTTAATAACACTTTTCATAGGCGCAGGTTCTCTCTTTATTGGGTTTGTTTCTTTAAAGGAGACTTTGGTGGCAAATTCTTTTCAAGAAGAAGAACAGGAGGCAGTAATCTTAATCAATAAAATATTAAAAAAGCGAAGAGCAGAATAACACTTTAACTAGCAATAGCTTACTGGTTATTTAAAAACTATTAAAAGGAGCGTTAGAGCCAAGTAAATAGTTAACAGGCCAATATTTATAACAGTTAGCTATTCAGTTCCCTCACAAATATCGATCTTATTGATTTAATGAGCGCGTTCAGGTCGATAAGCAAACCTATTAATATCCACAAAAATGGATTTATGCTGTTGTATTGAATTATTTTATTAGCGTGTGCATTATCTAGACTTGTCGATTTTGTTACAGATGTTTGTGTAACTGCTGAGTTAATCGCTACATTTTCACTGTCGATTTCATCAATAGATACAGCTTCTTGCTTTGTCTTTTGAACTTCAGTATTAGCACTGTTATCACCAACGTTAACTTCAGTTGAAATTGTTGGAGTATCAGGTAGTAAAAATTTTGCCGCAGCAGACACGGCTTGGCAGCCAGTCATAGGCACAAGTAGTAATATAAAAAATAGTAATAAGTGTTTCATAGCTCCTCCTTTTGTTGTTGAGCTACTAATACTTATCAAATCTAAACCTGACCCCAAACCCGCTGTTACGTCTTGGATTATACCTTTCAA